GTGGCAGACCTGCCAATCCGCAGCGAGCCTTTACCCTTGCGGGTGTTGATGTTCCGATCGCGTGAGCCAACCTTTGGCGCTTGCGCTGTTTCCTCTGGAGGAGGCGGACCCATCAACGTCGACAGACGAGTGGCCTCTTCCTGCAGAGCTCGCTGACTATCCGCTTTGACAACCTTCGCCTCGGCGACCTCAGACCTCGCGTCATTTTGCAATCGCAGAGTTGACTGCAACTCCTGCTGCAACAGCGCCGTGCTGTTGTTCATCTGCGCGTTGATTGCGTCCTTCTGCAGCTGAAACTGCTGGTTGTAAGCGTTGTAATCAGGCTGAGTGATTGTTGCCCTGTTGCCGCCACCTCCCATGCACATCAGTTATGCCCTCCTAATTCCATAACGGTGAGCATGTCTTCCTGCTGCTCCTGGTACTTGTAAGCCAGCCACCTGACGGCAGACACCTGGCCAGCTTTGAACATGATTTCTCGGTCACTCCAATCAAGGCTTGGAGCTTGATCAGGGAATTCAGCGGCCATTGCGGCCACTAATCGCTGATCGATGGCTGGCAATGGAAGCACTCTGCGGGATCGTAGGTGTGCCAACTGTATCTAAGGTGCTAGGTAGCGCCCAGCTTCCGAATGAGCGATCAACTCGAAAAACTGAGCCAAATACACGAGCTCGTAATTGATCAAGTCCTGGAAGATCTCCAGAACGGTGATCGCCGAGCACGGCAGGAAGCAATGGCTCTGCTGAAAAACAGCAACGTCACAGCTGTTGCTACTGAAGGCAGCACTTTGAAAAAGCTGGCAGGCAAACTCGATTTCTCCGAGATGGCCGACAAGGTCGTCCCGATTAAACCGAAAGCTGTTTGACGCCTCCGTAGGAGCCTGACTGGCTTGTCTGGGGCCGCCACCCCAGCGCGAGGCAGTCAATTGCTCCGACCTGCTCAGACATCCAGGCTTCCATGTCCTCCTGCTGGATCTGCGCTGCACGTTCTGCCTGGGTGCGCATCTGGTCCTGGGCAGCTGCTTCGACAAAGTATGCAAGGGCAATACTCAAGGAGTCCGCTCTGTCGTCTGCCTCCAAGCAACCACGCTCCGTCGTGAGCCGACTCATCTGCCAAGCCAGCATGTGGCGGTAGCCATGCTCCGGATCTTCATCGAGCATCCGGTAGTCCTGCTTCAGCACTTTTGACAGCACGCAGAGACGGTGCTGCTGAATGATTGGGCCAAGCGTGTCGCAGAGTCGGTGCTCTTTCCTGATGCTGTGCTTCACCTCTTCAATGCTCACCGGGTGATGCCGCAGCATGTGGGGCTTGAGCAGAGCGGTGAACATGCCATCACCCATGTTCGCCTCAGCGATCACGTAATTAACGCCCCATCTCTTCGCCGTCTTCGCCAAATGCTCCAGAACGGTGTCCTCGTAGCCCAATGTCGAGCCACCGCTTTCCAATAAATAGAAATTGCCGCCATATTCCGCCAAAACCGTCCAGGCCAACTCATCACGGCCTCGACCTGCTGGGTCAACGGACATGACCACCCGAGCATCCTTTCTTTCAATCCAGCCATTGATAAAAGCAGGCTTATGGAAGTGGCGATCTGCGCCCATTCCAACGCAGACGATTTCTTGCAGCCTGTAATCCGGCCCATTCGACCAGACGACAGTCTCAGGCAGTGCTGATCCATCAATATCGAGGACGACAAGATCGCCAAGTCGCACAGGGAATCTGTCAAGGGTCGCTAATCGTGTATTTAGGAGAAACTGTAATTCGAAACTAGCCTTCGTGGTTGATGCTTGCCTCTGAAGTATGTCCTCGTGACTGAATCTTTCTGGATCTGTAGGTTCGCCTACCAAACTAGGGTCAGCTTCTAGCTCTGCTTCTATCTGTGGGTCGAGATTACCTTCATAACAGTCAAGCTCTTTTGGATATTGAGCAGGCCAGTAGCGACTGGCATAGCCCCGCTCACGTACCAGCCTTAAGTAAATACTGGTTTCTGTATGTGGCGTGCCTAAATAAAGTATCTTTCGGGGCAGAAGCTGCCCCTCGTCTGGCTTAATGATGCTCTCCATTTCCGTGACAGCATGAGCGACACGCTCTTGCTTCAATTGAGTGATGACGTTACTCATCGTCTCAACATCGTCGAGTATGGCGCAGGTACATCTCTGTCCAGTCGTCTGCGCAGTTACCCCCAATGCACGCACGCTGGGCGACTGTTCTACGGTGCAGGGAGCCACGTCAAAGGCTACGTTGGAAAATCTGTTTTCTGGGCCTGGCAGCAGACAATTGAGTACGTCAACTTCAGCCATTGTTCGCAGCATGAACTGCGTGAAATCCGTAGCCTTCAGCGCTGTGGCACTGACGATCAGAATCTTCTCATCAGGATCCATCCTGAGCCGATAAAGCGCGTAATAACTTGCGAGAAGACTCTTGCCGAGACCGCGGAAAGCAACTGTAAGGCTACGATTTGGTCCGTTCTGCATCCATTCGGCAACCGCCACCTGCTGCTTGGTTGGCGTGCTGGCGAGACCCTGCTCCCTGAGCAAATAGCAGACGAAATTGGGGAAGGAATGGAGCTCCTCAGGGAGCGGCTCCCACAGTGACTTCGGCATCATTCCCTCCTTCGACAGATTCAATCCATTCTCTGAGAGCAGCACCAGTTTCGGTGCCTTTCGTCCATCGAGTTTCCTTGATGACGTCTGCTCCAGTCATGCAGATGTAGCTTTTGTACGGCTCCCAGATCAAATAGGAATTGGGGCCTTCCCGTGCTCGCCGGTACTCAATCTTCAGAGCACCGGGTCGCTCGAACTTCAAAGAAGTTGCCATCAGATGTTGAGGCTCTTCTTGGACTTGCCTTTACCAGTCGGCACGCAATTGTTGACGCGCTTACCGTTCTTACCTTTTTTGGTGCCGGCGGCTCTATAGCCATCCCAGCAGGCTTTGCCGCCAACCTTTTTCTTGCTCATGATTTTGGCTTGAACCGTTGGATGGTGTGCAGAACCAGCTCGATTACTGAATTGTCTTTGAGCTTGCTCATCCCGATGAGTTCAGAAGCAGCAGTAAAGACAATCCAGAACCAGGGTTCCTGCAGGAAGTGCAGGCTCATTTAACAGGTTTGGGTTGAGGAGTTGGTGCTGTGGGTAGAGGGCATTCAATAGTGTTCATGGTCATTCAGAAATGAGAATTGTGACTTCAGCTGCGAACACTTGATCGTCAGCATCTCTTGATGTAACCGTGCAATTCACTAATGCACCAGCCGGTGCGGCATCAGGCGCCATGTAAATGACTCCAGTGCCATTCACGTCACCAGACAAACGACCAGCGCCAGTCCTGACTTTCCATTCATAAGCAATGTCGAGTGCAGGGTTAGAAACCGTTTCTGGTCTGACCTCAATAACGACAGAACCACCGACAGCAACACCAACATCAGCTGTTGGGTCGTCATGCAACGAGCTGTCGACGTAGCACTCATGTTCAGGAATTACTGGCCTGTTGATCGGCCCTTTGTGATTTGACTCCTTAGTGATGGATTCACTCGTCACCTGATCAGTGACGACAACCATGCAATACATGGTTTTGCCAAGGTCGTAATCAATGACCTTGGTGGTGTTACCCATGTAGGTCGCTTCCCAGACGATTGCCTTGGTTGCGGCATCGACCCAGTAGTAGTCGATTTGAACTGAGCCAGATCCTCCTGTGACGGTGGGCTCTGAACAAGTCAGCGTGTAACCAACAAAAGCATCGCCAGTAGCGACAGGATCACCAACAACCAGCGGGTCATAAACGATTGGTGTCGTTACAGGACCGACGACAGATGAGTTGGCATTAACTGACTGCTTAGCATCGTCCGTGGCTTTGCTAGTGACACGGAAATACTTGCTGTCATCTCCTGCCTGCAATTCGTAGGTCAGGTTTGATGTGGCATTCGCCCATCCACCAGAACCGGTGTCGGATTTTTTGATGTTGGTCTGAACCTTGACGGTTCCTTCCCCGCCGCTGAATGTGCCTGCCGTAGCAGTGAGTGTTTCACCGACGACAGGCGAACCTGTCAGCGTCGGGCTTTGGACTTTTTTATTGCTTCGGGCTCAGGTTCAGGTTTGGGATCAGGAGCTTTGCTGGCTGTGTTGGGCATGCCCTGCACATAAGGCCATTTGCCGGTCTTGACGTAATAGGCGTCCTGCGCTGCTTGCACCACCGACTTGGGGCGATCGGATGGTCCCTCGAGCTTTAGTGCAAGCCGAGTGCCATTGGTGAGAAAGATCATCGGATCTTTCCCTGCATTACTGATGACAGTGCTCATTTCAGTAGCCCTTGCCTTTGCCTTTGTTGCCTTTGCCAACGAGCTTGGGCTTGCAGGTTTTGGCCATACGACCTCGGAGAACTCCACCCATCTTGCCAACAAGAAAGCCTCCCGCAAAGGAGGCTCTCAAGTCTTCCAGCTTGTCTCCCCCTGCGCTCACTGCCACTGTGTTTCAAGTGACGGGCCTTCAGGTCTCGATTCCTCCCGAACTGCTGGGGTGACGGAGGTAAAAGCAATATATCAACAACAAAGCCCCAGGGCCACGGGGAAGCGGACTCTGAGGCTTTGGAGTTTGCGGGCCG